AGCGAATTTCTAAAGCAAAGTTGCCTATCTGATGTCACCATTTCAAGTTTACATCGAATATTTGGCACTGAAATCTCATTTTTCTTCAATAAAATATGATTACTTCAAATATAATAAAAAGGTTAGGGCATCAGAAAGTTCATTTTTTCGTAGAAAAGATCGATATTTTTTCGAAAAAAGTTCGAGAAAATATAATGATAAAGAAATTGTCGATTTTCTAGTATCAAACTTTATATCAACCGATAATGTTAATGGAATATGGATTGGAGAAATTATAAATTCTGGCGAAAGAAACTACCAAGAGTGGATGAAAAGGCAGCAGAGTCTGACTTACTTATTCAAGGAGCAATCAACAGAATTGTTCTCTCAGACAAAATTAGAGAATGTCTTCGACTGCTCGAAAGGTCATCCAATTCTTCTCAAAACATTTCTAAAAAGTGAATTGGCACCTGAAATAATGGTAATCTATGATAAAATATTCTCGTATATTAGTGAGTTCGATAAGAAACTTCTGGACCCTGTATGGGAGACCGTAAGTTTAAAAATTAGAAAATACAAACCTTTTCTAAATATAGACATATTCCAGTACAAGAAACTTTTACGGGACATTATAAATGAGTAGTTTTTTTGATTCTGATATTATTCAGGATGAACTAAAAGAAATCAATCAACTTCAAGAGTTTATATACAATAGTATTTTAACTTTTGGTATGATGCCTCGTGAAGATAAACTGGAACATATTGATAAAATGACAATACTGCTTGAAAAGCAGCGTATTATGTACACAAGACTTTCTCTTTCCGATGACCTTCAAGCAGTTGAGATGAAGGAAAATCTAAGAAGGTCAGTTGCTCTGATGGGATTTCCACCAGAGACTGATATGAATATACTTTTCAGTAGTATGACAAAAACAATTGAATCACTCAAAAAGTATCTTGACTAATGAGTGATTTTTTGCTATAATATCTAAGTAATCCAACAAATCCAAACTATCCTAAAAAATCTTATGTCGTTCTCGGACTTAAAAAAACAATCTAAACTTGGTTCTCTCACCGAAAAACTGGTGAAAGAAGTCGAAAAAATGAATAATTCTGGCAACTCTTCTGATGACCGTCTGTGGAAATTGGAATGTGATAAAGCAAATAATGGTTATGCCGTTATTCGCTTCCTTCCTGCTCCTGATGGTGAAGACCTGCCATTCGTCAAAGTCTATTCTCACGCCTTTCAGGGACCCGGAGGTTGGTTGATTGACTCGTGTCTCACTACTCTCAACCAGAAGTGCCCTGTATGTGAGCACAACGGTCAATTGTGGAACTCTGGTATAGACTCCAACAAGGAAGTTGCCCGTAAGCAGAAGCGTAAACTGACTTATATGAGTAATATCTATGTTGTCAAGGACCCTGCTAATCCTGATAATGAAGGTAAAGTCTTCCTCTTCAAGTATGGTAAGAAAATCTTTGACAAACTCACGGAAGCGATGCAACCTGAGTTTGAAGATGAAACTGCCATCGATCCGTTTGATTTCTGGACTGGTGCCAATTTCAAACTGAAGGCAAAGAGTGTTGCTGGTTATAGAAACTATGATTCCAGCGAATTTGCCGCTCAGGGTGCTCTTCTGAATGATGATGATGCTATGGAAGCAATCTGGAAGAAGCAGTTTTCTCTTTCCGAGTTTGTTTCTCCCGACCAGTTCAAGTCCTATGAAGAAATGAAGAAGCGTCTTGAAGTTGCCTTAGGTGGAAAAACATCCCGTACTGATTCTGAAGTTGAGGACGAGGATGACTATCGTGGTCCTGCACCTTCTCTGACTGAAGACCTGCGTAGCGAACTTAACAACCTGAAACCGACTCGTTCGGTTGCGGTTGATGATGATGAGGATTCTGATGATTCTACATTATCGTATTTCGAAAAGTTAGCATCAAATTGATATAGTAAAGGGGAGAGAAATCTCCTCTTTTTTTATGGCATTGTGACTCTTGTGTTCTCGGTGCGAATTAATTTTTTATCAATATATTGAGAAGATCTATCATAATACATAATCCTTCTCATATCATTTAAGTATTGTTGTAAATATTCCGTTCTTAGTAGATAAATGGACCTCTTTTCCACATTCTTTCTAGTTTCATATTCATAGTTACTAATACCGACAACAGGATTTAAAGTTTGTATGGAAATATTGGGGTCTGGAATAGTAAATGTTTGGTCTACAATTTTACCACTAGGAAGTATGAGTCTTCCATTAGAATCTTTTATTTCTTTAGTTTCATAATGATGTATTGCATTTAAGTCATTCCCATAAACATTTTCAGCATATCTGTATAGGTCTCTATTAGAAAGAGGCCATTCATTTCTGATATGTACAATACCTGCCGTTAATATAACAATCCAGTCATAATCTGCCTTGCCATAAACTGCTTCGGCAACAGTATCGGGTCTTGCTCCCTCTGGAATCTGATACTTATTAAACAGAGTAAAAACATTCTGTAAGTCATCACGAAGTTTTACACGACGAAATAGATTCTTTGCTCTTACATAATTCTGTGAAGAATTACTATCCGCAAAGGGTGATTGATACTCTAAATCTGGTAATTCTCTAAAATATGACATATTAGTAGCCTACTCCTATATCAGAAGGTTTATAATCTTCATTATAAATCGGATTGAGTTCGGTGAAACTAAGAGATAATTTCATATGAACCGGAGTTTTATCCGCATAAGTCGCATATGAACCTGAACCCGTATAATTCATACCCATACTAGTCAAAGCACAGGGTTTGAATTTGTTTAAGTAAGGGTGGTCCTGATTTCCACTCTTATATTTTAGAAGAAAAATATTTGGTGCTTCAATGAATAACCCAGCACCTGCGGTATTGCTACCAGTTCTTGGTGCCATAGATTGCTTAAAGATTCTTATAATTTCTTTAACTACATTAGATTCTTTCTCATCTCTTGGAGCAAAATCAAAGTCAAAAGCAAAGGACCTCAAATTAACACCCTCGAAAAGTAGCTCCATATTTGGGTTTATAACACTTCCGGTTGCTCTTGAAATTAATCCTTGTGGTGTTGTATTTGCTCCTAATGAATTTACTAATAATGATGCAAAATATTGTTTAATTGCTTCTTGTGCTCCACCCTTAGTTAACACTTCTTGTCCCGTTCCACGAACATTTTGAAGTAAACCTCCAACACCACCAAACAAATTTCTAGATTCTAGAACTTTATTAATTTGGTCCACACCAAAAAGAGCAAGAGAGTTTAAACTATCATCACCCCAATTGACCTGATTTGTGTCTCCAATATTTGATGGTATTGGTAATTGTATTGTTTTTTCTGCTTTTTGTTTAGAATTCACTTCCGTTCCTGTAGGAGCTCTGAGATTTCTCTTATCCTCATCAGATCCAAATCCAGGAGGAACATACTTAATCACACCTATTTCTAGGTAATCGTCATCCTTACCAATACTTTTTTGTGGATATCTAAGGGGTGCCGCAGACGAGGAAAGTTTGGCAGAAGCAGCTCCAGCAATTCTTTCCGCATTTGGTGATAAACTTCCTGTTACGCTAAATCCGTTTACCATTTATCTTTTTAGTTATTTATCTTGATTTGTCCGAAAGGTATTCTTCTCAAATCACTTACTTCATTTTTATCCACAATATGTAGAGGTCCAATCACTTCTTCAAGAGTATATTGGCGCCGTTTTTCCCAGTGGTAGTTAATGCCACTAAATCCCCAAGAATAAACATTTGTGACGGCAACAAAAGGATTTGCATCATATCTTATACGAGAAGTCTTTGGACTATAAACAAAAGTGTAAAATTTACCTACCTCTGGAGATCTGGTAGTTTCTTTCAATACATCAAGTATCTCCAACATCAAATCATCTGCATCTTCTGTTCCGTATAATTTTTTAAGTAGGGGTTTGATACGATTCATTTTTTACCAATTCCAAGCTCATTTTCCGTCAAAATTCTGAAGGTCCATCCTCTGTCCTTACAATATTCTCTTGCTGCCTCCCATTTTGATTGATTCTTGGCATACTCATATGCCTCATAGATATATCCTTTGGTTTGTCTTTTTGGTTTGGCTGGTGGCATCGTTTGCTTATGAGGTTTAATCTCAATTAGATACTTCTTAATACTTCCATCAGGTTCTTTGACTTTTATATAAGCATCAGGAAAATATCTATGAATACGCCCATCTACCGGAGAACGATAAGGGATGGCAAGTTCTTCTGAGGCATATTCTAAAATATTTACATTCGTATCACAATATTTGAGAAACTTCAATTCCCAACTAGATCTATAATATATTTCACAAGGATTTCCTTTATACTTTTCTGGAAATTTCGGTTTATATTTTCCTTGTAAAAAATTTTTCATTTAGACCACTTCCACCGACCCTTAATTCTACCTAATTCATAATCATCTCCTGGACTTTCAGTAGATCTTTTATTTGTTGTTCCATTATTCCACCACCTGGTATTTTTGTTTTTGCCCAAAGCCCATTCCGGTGGTTTTATATTTTTTTCTTTTAGTGTTTTGGATATTTGCTCCCTTTGTTGTTTTCCTTTTTCAGTTTGATAATAATTTAATCTATCTATAGACTTTAATTTTTTATATTCTTCTGTATGGTTTTTTCCAGTCCAAAAATTTCCATATAATTCTCGATATTCTTTTAATTTATCACCTTTAGGATCGGAAGCAAGTTTTCCTTTATTTTTTAAACTTATTTTGTTTTTAGTTTCCTCTGAGTGATTAAATCCAAATAGTCCTTCCCCACCTAATGTTTTGTTATATTCAGGACTAATTTTATTAATCCATAATTTTTCTTTTTCCAATAAATCTTCCCAATTACTACACTCTTCTAATTTTTCAATATAAAAATTATCCTCCCCATATTTTATAATTGCTGCCGCTATTCCACAATTTAAATGCTTCTTATGTTCTTTAAATCTTTTTTCTAATGATCTAGATGTTATTCCAATATATTTTTTATTATTAATTTTATTGACTATTTGATATACGAACATTATCTTTCTGTTAGGTCTCCCTTATATTTATAATAATTAATTTTCCCTTATAAGACATCTAAATACTTATACTAATAAGACTTATAAAAGGTATTTAGAGTGCCTAGTATCCGTAGAATATCCGACTTTAAACCACTCTTTACGAATCTCGCCCAGAGCTCACACTTTCAGGTTGTGTTTGGTGGTCTACCTGGTCCACTTTTATCACATCTTGCAATAAGAGGAGTTAATCCTTTGTTTATTGCTAATGATGCCGGATTACTTTGTTTTTCTGCATCACTTCCAGGAACTTCATTAGCAACTGCTGATATCACCAATAACTATACTGGAGTGAATGAAAGAATCGCTCATCGCAGAATTTTCACAGAAATTGGTTTAGAATTTTATGTTGATAATAACTATCAAAATTTAAAATTCATAGAACACTGGATGGAGTTTATTGCCAGTGGATCTAATGCCAATCCATCTAGAGATGGATATTATTTTAGAATGAGATATCCAAAAGATTATAAAAGTGATATGACTAAGATTATTAAATTTGATAGAGATTATAATGTAGAAATTGAGTATAATTTTTTCGGTCTTTTTCCACTTGCTTTAAATTCTGTACCAGTAAACTATAATGGTTCTGATACATTAAAGATGAGTGCCACATTTAATTATGAAAGATATGTTTGTGGCAGAACATTAAGTTTGGACTTTACAAGAAATAGTGATAATAATAAAATTTCTAATACTGTTGTTAACAGCACCATAAATCAAGTAAATAGACAAAATAGACTCGCAACAGGAAGAGATGAATTAATCAATAGAAACCTCAATCTTGGGACCGGAAGACTAGATGATCCAAGACCTGTTGGGGTTGCCTAAGTCGTCTAAATATTTTTAACTGAACTTTATAGAGATTTTAAAATGGGTTTGCCAAAAATTTCCACGCCAATCTACGAGTTGGAAATTCCATCATTAAAAAAGAAAATTAGATATAGACCCTTTCTGGTTAAAGAAGAAAAAATTCTTATTATCGCTCTGGAAAGTGAAGATTCCAAGGCAATTGCGAATGCCGTTAAGAATGTTATTTCAAATTGCATCTTAAGTAAAGGCATCAAAGTAGATGATTTATCCACATTTGATATTGAGTATTTGTTTCTCAATATCAGAGGAAAGTCTGTTGGAGAAAGTGTGGATGTTTTAATTACTTGCCCAGATGATGAAACAACTCAGGTTCCGGTTAGTATTAATTTGGATGAAATTAATGTTGAAGAGAATCCAAAACATTCTCGTGATATTAAGTTAGATGATACTTTGACTTTGAGAATGAGATATCCATCTATGACTGAGTTTATTAAGAATAACTTTGATTCTGGTGATAGTGTAAGCGTTGATGATACTTTTGATTTGATTGTATCTTGTATTGATCAAATTTATTCGGAAGAAGAATCTTGGACCGCAAGTGATTCTACTAAAAAAGAACTACTAGAATTTGTGGAGCAGTTAAGTTCTAAACAATTTAAAGAAGTTGAGAAGTTCTTTGATACTATGCCCAAACTTTCTCATACTATTAAGGTTAAAAACCCAAAGACTGGTGTAGAAAGTGAAGTTGTATTGGAGGGTCTATCGGCTTTTTTCGTGTAGCCCTCTCCCACACCGATCTTGAGTCATACTATAAGACTAATTTCGCACTAATTCAACACCATAAATACTCTTTGACTGAACTTGAAGATATGTTGCCTTGGGAGAGGGAAATTTATATAACTTTACTGCAAAATTATATTGAAGAAGAAAATCTTAAAAATCAACAATCCTAATAAGTTTCTTTCTTTCTCTCTTTTTTTACCATTTTAAAATTTTTATGATGTTTGCGTTTTCCTATGAGAGTTTGTGTTAAAGAACCCCGATGTAATAAATGTTCATTACAAAATATATTTAAATTATTAATTTTATATGTTTTATTTTCCATTATGGAGTATATGATATAATGATATTTTTCTTTTGATTTGCTTATATTTTTTCTATGTTCTTCTGAAAGAGATTTGCCATAATTATAATGTTTTTCTCCTTTTCGTACAGAACTCAATTTTCTTTTATGTTCTTCTGAAAGAGATTTGCCATAATTATAATGTTTTTCTCCTTTATGCGATTCACTCATTTTTTTCCTGGTTTTTTCTGAAGGATTTTTTATTCCATCTCCACCATCAGTTTTATTGCGAAGAATACCAGTCCCCAAATCTTTTCTACCAAAAACACTAATCATATAGATTTCGTGCTTAAATGCTTCTTCTTCAGTTAGGTTTTGTTTTAGAAAGATTATTCTAGATTTGTCTTTTGGTGGTCTAATTTCTGTTTTACCCTTTTTATGAATCCTATTCCCCTTACCCTTTCCAATATAATAAGGAGTTCTATCTTCCCGCAAATATGCGTAAGTATAATACATTTCTACTCTATTGAACCGCATCATTATTTATAATACAAAGGAGGGAATTTCACCCCCCCCCTCCTGAGAATTGCGGTTCAACAGGTATTTCTATTTAGAAGCATAAATATCCTTGAGTGAAGAAGAAAACCTAAAGAATCAAGCAAATGGCTGATTTAGCACAAGTAGCTCAAAGTGGGGTAGATCCTATATCGGGGTCCTATTTGTCTGCGGAAAGAAGAAAGGCACTATTCAAGAGAAGTCAAGTATCATCAAATATTTTTGGTGGTGGAGGAGCACTTGTCCCAATCAGTAAGAAATCAGACCCAGAGACCTTATCAATTGTAAAGTCGCAATCTACATCAATAACTTCTTTACAAGGTCAGGTCAATACTTTAAGTTCTGAGGTTGCTAATTTAAATAAAGTAATATTCATTCAGACACAGACGATAAACGGAGTACAAGAACTCGTTGGAAGTTTGAGAGGTGAAGTTACTGGTTTTAATGCTTCTTTAAATAATGTTACGAAGGCAATTACTAATGATAGTGTTTTAGAACAAAATCGTATAAAGAAAGAAAACGAGGAGCAAAGAAGATCAACAGAATTAGGATTAAGAGTAGGTAGAGAAAGTCTTTTAGAAAAAGCAATACAAAGTGCATTAATTGCTCCGGTTCAGGCAATCGCACAAAAGGCACAATCCATTCTAAGTAGATTATCACAGTTCTTTGGAACATTATTATTAGGATGGTTAACAAATCAAGGAATTGAAACTCTTAGAGCAATTTCCGAAGATAATGGTAAAAAATTAATAGAAATCAGAGATAATGTTCTAAAGGCTCTTGGAATTGGTGCCGCAACATTATTCTTATTGAACGGTGGATTTTTTGCAATTGCCGGAACTATTGCAAGATTATCTCTTAAGATTGGTGGATGGTTGCTTAAGAACACTGTAGGTAGATTTTTTGGAGCACTTGGAAATATTATTAAGTCTGGCGCAGCAGCTTTACTAAATCTTGGAAAACAAAAACCACCCGCAGCCTCAATAGTTCCTCCAACAGCAACACCTCCTGGCGCTAAACCTCCTGCTGTACCGCCAACTACACCAAAAGGCGGCGGACCTATGAATTGGTTAAAGGGAAAGGGTGGATTGCTTAATATCTTATTTGGAGGGATTGAGTTTGGAAGTAGAAAATTACAAGGACAAACAGATGTTCAAGCTGGTGCAGGTGCTGGGGGAAGTGTAGCAGGGTCAATGGCTGGAGCAGCCGTCGGAGCAAAACTTGGTCTTTTAGGAGGTCCAATTTCACCTATTACTGTTCCTGTTGCTTCTTTGATTGGTGGTGGTTTTGGTTGGGTTTTTGGTGGAAAAGGTGCGGATGTTCTTACTGGTGCCGATAAACCTAAAACTCCGGTAACAACTTCACCGGCAACACCACAAAGTCCGGTTATACCATCGTCCACAAAACCACCAACTACTGCCGCTGTAAGTGATAAACCATTTGAACAACAAATGGATGATTTAAAATCCCAGGCATCTTCAATTGATTTCACTCAGGCACCGCAGTATGGTGAAGTTAATATAACACCGGAAGAAGGCAATCAGGTTTCATCACAACCAAGTCAAGTAAATATAAAACCACTACTCGCACAAACCGATAGAGTTTCTACACAGGTTAATATTGGTCCTGCACCAGCACCAGCACCAAATGTAATTTACAGAAGAGTTGGTTCTTCTGCTCAACAAAGGTCGGGTGCCGCTCCTACTGGTGGTCCCGTAAATCAGGTTCCATCAATATCAGCATCAAATCCAGATAATTTCTATGTGCTTTACTCACAAGTAAATTATAATGTGGTGACATAAGATGGCAGTAGCAGTAAAACCATCCAAAAGTCTTCTTAATATTCGTTCTGGTATTAAGTCAATAAAGGATTCATTTTCTGGTCTTAGAAAGAATGCTGGAAATCTTAATGATGTTGTGTTGAAAAAGACAAAAGTAAAAAGAGAATCAATAATAAGAAATGCCATTCTCTCTCAAAGAAGACAAGAACAAGAAAGAAGAAAGAATAAGGAAGACCTTTTAGAAGCATCAACTATTGGTGGTGCGGTGAAAAGACAGGCAAAGGCAGTTGCTTCAAGCACCAAAGGATTTTTGGGAAGAATTATGGACTTTCTGGCAACCTTATTAGTTGGATGATTGCTTACTAATTTGCCGTCAATTATTACGATGGCACAAGAATTAATTGCAAGAATACAGAGACTTTATACTATTGTAACTGGATTTTTTGATAATACTATAAAGATGTTTAGAGGATTTGGAAGTCTCCTGAGTGCCGTTGGTAAAAATATTCTAACCTTTGATTTTATGGATAGTAAGGGAAGAGTTGAGAGTTCCTTAAAGGATTTGGGTGGAACTTTTGAGGATATGCAGAAACAGTTCGATGAAGGATTTAAGTTACTCACAACATCTCTCGGAGAAGGAGTTGTGAGTGGAGAAGATGCTGCTCCTTTTGGAACTCGATATGAAAATGAGAGTATGCAGCAGCAACCTTCGGGCGGAGGTGGTGGAGATTCTTCGGGATTATTTGAATTAATTGCTGGTGGTGAGGGTAGATATGAATCTATGAATAGGGGTGATGCTGGTGACAGTCCGGGCGGAGCAAAAAAATACTTAGGTAAAAATTTACAGGATATGACATTATCTGAGATTATGAGTTTGCAATCTAGGGGATCAGTTTTTGCTGTTGGAAAATATCAAATTGTTACTGGAACTATGCCTGGATTTGTTAAGTGGCTTCAATCTAAAGGATATGACCCAAAAAATACAAAATATAGTGCAAAAATACAAGATTTATATCCTCAATATACGATAGAATCCAAAAGACCTCAAGTCGGTAAGTTTTTATCTGGTTCTATGAATGACATACAAAAAGCAAATTTAGAATTAGCTGCTGAGTTTGCTTCTGTTGGTGTTCCATTTGATATGAAAGCTGGATCATATGGTGGCGGTTGGCCAAAATATGATATAAAAAAAGGAGAAAGTTTGTATTCTGGAAGAGGTAGAAATAGAGCTTCAATTACTCCAGAACAAGTTCAAAATGCCTTAAAACAAGCAAAATCATCTGGAGGTAATATTTCATCAGCGCAAACAACACCTACTCCAACACCACCACCAATACAATCTGGAAAAAGATTTAAGGTAGGTGATGTGCCAACCATTGGAAGAGGTGTTAATAATATACTAATTACAGATCTTTATGGTTCTAGGGGTGGAACGCATAAAGGATTGGATATTGCGGCTCCTCTGGGAACTTATATTGCACTACGATATGATTGTGAGGTGGTTGCTACTGGAACCTATGGTAGATATGGATTACTAATAGATGTTTGGGTTCCTCAACTCAAAGTTCAATTGAGAATGTCGCATTTGAGTGCTGTTTTAATCAAATCTGGTAGAATTAAAGCAGGAACATCATTTGCCAGAGTTGGTCAATCTGGAAGAGCAACAGGACCACACATTCATTTTGAGTATGATAATGTAAAAGGTCGCTCAGATTATGGAGGATCCGGAGATCCTTCTGCATATGTTTCTGTTCTTTTACTTACAAGTTCTCCAAATCAAGGATCATTTAGTCCTGCACCAGCACAAATTGCTGCTCCAACACCAGCACAAATAACATCATCAGGAACTCAACAGAGACAGCAAGCATCTCAACAATTAGCACAACAACAAGTTGGACCTAGTATTATCATTATAGAAGAAGAACCACCAGCACCACAACAACAAGGTTCTATTGGTGGTGGAGGAGCGATGATGATTCCCATCATAATTAATCCGTTAAATAGTTTCATCACAAAGAAACTTTTACTAGATTTAGCATATACCTAATGTCAACTAAAAAGTCAATTTACGAAGAACTTATACTCGAATCCAACGATCAAAAGAGAACGGTTGATATTAGAACTGGTACGGTTTCTATTGATTACTATGAGGATATTTTCTCACCTACAATTACCGTAAAGATTCAGGTGGGAAATACCGGAGATTCTCTTCAGGCGCAAGATAATGAAGGAAATGCCACGGGAACATTTCAGTCAATTTATAATGGTCTTCCTTTAAGGGGTGGTGAGAGAGTTTCTTTAAAGATTGCCGGAAATTCTGGTACAAATCCCGGACTAGATTTCGCAACCGACGAAAAAGATTATCTTTATGTTTCTAGTATTACAAATGTTATTTCTGAGTCTCAGCGAGAATTCTTTGAACTCAATTTAGTTTCAAGAGAAGCAATCACAAATGAAACCACAAGAGTTCCAAAAAGGTTTCCACCCGGTCAATCAATTAGTGATTCGGTAGAAAGTATTATCAAAGAATATCTAAAGACAGATAAGATTGATAAGATTGATAAGACACAAAACAAGTATGGATTTATTGGTAATCTAAGAAAACCCTTTACCGTATTAGTATGGTTGGCATCCAAAGGAGTTCCCGATTCCTCAAAGAAAGACGCAACGGCAGGGTGTGTATTCTATCAAACGCAAGATGGATTTAACTTTAGGTCAATTGATAACCTAATCTCACAACCTCCAAGAAAATCTTTTAATGATAAAGAATTTGTTTATATCTATACCGATGTAAATCAGTCCGGAAATGAAAGAAATAATGACTTTAAGATTCTACAATATACCACAAACAGAAATCAAAATTTAATTGAGAAACTTAGATTGGGTGTATATTCTAGTTATAGAATGTTTTACAATCCACTAACCTTTGAATTTACTCCACCAGAGAAAGGAACTTTTAATACCTTTAAGTTAAGTAATTATGTAAGTGGTATGAATAATTTGGGACAAGAACTTCAACTACCAAAGATTTCAAGCAGTTCTAATGTAAGTCTTGGAGATTCTCCTTCAAGAATTTTGACACAGGTTTTAGATATTGGTACTGTGGAGGTTGGAGTTTCAACGGAAGGAAACTCTGACCCACTTAAGTATCAATCTCAGGCAATTATGAGATACAACATACTCTTTACGCAGACCTTGAGTATGACCGTACCTTCAAACACTAATTTGAGAGCTGGTGATATTATAACCTGCAAGTTTCCTAAAATTTCCAGAGAAGATGATGCAGTATATGACGACGAACAAAGTGGTCTATATATGATAAAAGAATTGTGCCATCATTTTGATACCGAAGGTTCATATACTTCTATGACATTAATTAGAGATACATTTGGCAATTACGGAACGAACACCGGACAATCATAAATGGAAGAATCGCTACTCAAAAGTAATTTTATTGGTAGAGACGGATTCCGTTGGTGGATAGGACAAGTTGCACCAGAAGGATCTCAGGGTGAGCAGATAAATGGTGGTGGATGGGGGAATAGGCGTAAAGTTAGAATTATGGGGTATCATCCATATGATACTACGGAACTTCCCAACGAAGAACTTCCTTGGGCACAGTGTATGTTGCCAACAACAACAGGAACAGGTGCCGGAAATAATGCAACTAATGTAAAAATATTACCAGGAGATTCCGTATTCGGTTTCTTTATGGATGGTGATAATGCTCAAATTCCTGTAATTATTGGTGCATTTGGTAGAACGGACCAAGTTCCAAGTGCAGGATTTGAATCTCCATTCAAACCATTTACGGGATATACGAGTAAAATTAAAAATGATGGAACTAATTTAAAGGCAAATCAAACTAACGAAGGAACCGCAGACACTCAAAAATCTCCCTATCATCTTCCAACTCAGACGACAAATGGAAAAGATGAGATTTCATATTTTAGTGGTATTGGTGATAAAATACAGTTCGCATCCACAAAATCTAATGCTTTTGTTGATAAGATTTCAACAGAACTTGAAAATGCGGTTAAGTTTGTTCAGACATTAAGTTCTTACAATAATCTATCACAGCAATATATTGACGAGCAAATTGAAAAATTGTGTAAAGAAATTTCTAAAAAAATACAAGGAATTTCTAGTGGTATTGTTGGTGGAGTATTGAATGATACTTATAAAAAAATGGTTCCACCACTAAATGAAGGTGTAGAAAAGGTATATGATGACGTGAATAGTAGAGTCAAGGCAGCAACTAAAAGTATCTCCACCGCACATTTAGCTGGTGCTGCTGCTCAGGAAGCAACCATACCTCAATTAAAAAAACTTCAAGACGAGATTCCCAAATTAGGAAAATGTATTGTTTCGGGATTATTTGATATAATTGATGAGATGCTTTGTGCATTACTAAAAAATATTGCAAATTTAGTTTCTTGTGTGGTTGATCAATTTCTTGGTGGTCTAATAAATGCAATTATAGGTGCCATTGAGACAGGTCTCAGTCTTGCGATGGGGGCACTTGGTATTCTTAACTTATTGCAAGGATTTGATCTTAAATCAATTATTAGAGGAAGTGCTCAGGGTATTGCCGGAGTTCCATTTATTGCTGAGTGTGGTGAGTGCCCATCTGGACCAGTTGCTGGTGTTGAGAGATGGATGATTGGAAGTGGAGTCATTAGTTCACCCGGCACTAAATTAGGTAAACTTTTAGAAGTTGCCAATACTGCCGCAGCAATTGTTGATACAGTTGGTGGTGCCATAGATGCGGCAGGAAATGTTATTGATAGTGTGAGTTCTGCCGTTGCCGGTGCCACAGGAGCACTTGATATTTTCAATAGTACTATAAGTAGTTCTGGATCTCAAAGTGCTCTTGGTAGTTGTTATGCAGGACCACCAACATCTTGCAATCCACCTCAACTTAATATATTTGGTGGTGGAGGTTTTGGAGCAGAAGTAATTCCAATTTTTGGTTCAATTGTTGAAGGAAATGTTGGAAGTTTGATTGGTGCCGTCGTTACAAATCCAGGATTTGGTTATGTATCTCCACCATTTGTTGAAGTAACTGATAATTGTAATCAGGGATATGGTGGAATCGTTCAGACAACAATTAACACTACCGGTCCCTTAGCAGGTCAAGTTGCAAGTGTCTATGTAATTTCTGATGGTGAAAATTATCCTG